GCATGGAACGGGCAAGTAGGGGGGAAGTAAATATTCCCCCCGAAGCCACAAAGGAATTTTCTGATTCCTGTACAGAGTCCGTTCTTATTCAGCTTAACAAAACAAAAGAATACAAAATACGTATGTCAGGGTTGGGTAGACCTATTTGTCAGCAACTCCTTGAACGTCAAGGTATTCAACAAGAGACAGAATACAATCTTCTGTTTAGGTTTTTGTTTGGGGATATAGTCGAATCTATAGCCGTTCTTATTTTAGAACAGGCAGGGGTTGATATTGTCGCAAAACAAAAAGCAGTTAGATTAAATATTGAAGGAACAGAAGTTACGGGAACACTTGATTTAATTATAAGAGATGAGTTAGGGCAAGAGAAAGTTTGGGATATTAAATCGGCAAGTGATTGGGCATTTAAATACAAGTACACAGGATATGGTGGGTACAGTAAAATAAAAGAAGATGATCCGTTTGGGTATGTTATGCAAGGTCATTTGTACGGTGAAGCAACGGGATTACCGTTTGGTGGATGGATAGCAATTAATAAATCTAGTGGTGAAGTAGCAGTCGTTGAAGCACCCGAGTGGCAAGATGAAGATAGAAAAGAATATTTAGAAGATGCAAAGAAAAGAATAAAGATGTTAACTAGTCCTGATAAGGAATTTGTTGTTCCTTACAAAGATGTGTTTGAAACTTACAGAGATAAAGGTGAAGATGTCAGGACAGGAAATAAATTGTTACCTAAACCTTGTAACATGTGTGGGTTTAAAAAGTATTGTTGGAAAGATTCAGTGTTACACGACAAGGTAACTTCACGAGCAAAAAATCCACCTCAAGCGTGGTATTCAAAATTAAAAAAGAAAGTAATATAGATGTCAGTTATATATTCTCATAGCTATTTACTAGAGTTGATGGAATACAATGAAACTTTGTACCACGTTTATATAGAATCCCACCGTGAATCGGGGGGCGGGAGAGATGTCGTTTTCTTACGTCAACATGAAAGAGGTATTCCCCTTACTCTTCGTGAAAACTTTTCAGAAAACGGCACTCTCACTTCAGCCACCGAACAACGAGATATAATAAGAATAGAAAATGAATTTCAAGCAATTAGCCAAGCGTTAAATTACGGAAAGATAATATGCCTACCGATGTATCCCCTAACAAAAGAACTTACTACAATAGAAAAACAATCTGTAAGACTGGCAGGGTACGTAAACAAACGAATGGAATCTTTAAACTTAAAAATGAAGTTAAAGAAATGAAGCGATTAAAATACAGATCAAAGTTTGAATTGGAGTTAGCAAAAGTATTAGTTAACAATAAAATAAAATTTGAATACGAATCAAAAAAGTTTCTTTATGTTCCTAAAGTTCGGACATATACTCCTGATTTTTATTTACCCGACACAAATATATTTATTGAAGCAAAGGGGCATTTAGATAAAGCAGACAGAGTAAAAATGGTACTTGTAAAAGAGCAACACAAAGAATTAGATATTCGTTTTGTGTTTATGAACGCAAAGAACAAAATATATAAAGGAAGTAAAACAACCTACGCTGATTGGTGTAACAGGTACGATTTCAGGTGGGCAGAAGGAACAATACCTGCGGAGTGGTTTAAACATGGATGAGAAAAAAATACATAAAATGCTAAAAAGCATGAAGCTTCAAAAGGGGCATTACTACGTTATTATTACCGATATAGATGACGATAAATTTAATATGGTTGCCTACGATACAACAGGTAGGAAGTACCACGATGAGGGAGATCACTCGGTTGGTTCTATTACTCACGAAGGATTAGTTGCGCTGTTACGTAACAGGGGAGATGATATATTTAATTACGGTATGGGGGAATTATCCATGCAGTATGCAAGTAAGCGACTATTTAGTGAGTTGCCTGATGATACAGGACAAAAAATAGAGTACAAAGACAATGTAATTAAAGTTGACTTTACGAGTGAACATTGATATGAAATATAGAGACATGATTAAAGAAAAGATTAAAAATGTAAAAGAAGAGATGGATAGTAGTCCTAAATATTTATCAGGCAAAACTAAAGAAGATATGGTGAACCATCCACCACACTACAACAAGAATGGTATTGAAACTATTGATGCTATAGAATCTGCAACAGGTGAAGGATTTGAATATTACTTACAGGGGAACATACTAAAATACTTGTGGAGATATAGATACAAAAACGGATCAGAGGATTTAAAGAAAGCACGATGGTATTTAGATAAACTAATAAAAATAGTAGACAACAGAGAGGAGAATGGACATGTTAATATCAAATAGTTTACCAACGTCTTATCAACAATTTATACATAAATCACGGTATGCAAGATGGCTTGACGGTGAAAGTCGTAGAGAAAACTGGGATGAAACTGTAAATAGATATGTTTCTTTTATGGAGAAATCTTTAAAAGAAAAGCACGATTATAAAATATCAAAAGCCGACAAGGATATAATTACAGAATACATAACTAATCTATCTGTAATGCCTTCTATGAGGGCAATGATGACGGCAGGAGAAGCACTTGAAAGAGATAACGTGTGTGGTTATAATTGTAGTTATCTTCCTGTAGATAGTCCACGTTCATTTGATGAAGCCATGTACATACTTATGTGTGGAACAGGTGTGGGGTTTTCTGTAGAACGAGAAAACATAGACAAACTACCTGTGATTAGTGAGTGTATGCAAAAGTCTGACGTTGTTATTGTTGTAGAAGATAGTAAAGTAGGTTGGGCAAAAGCATATAGAGAATTAGTTGCACTACTCTATTCAGGAATGATTCCATCTTGGGATGTGTCAAAAATAAGACCTGCAGGGGCAAGATTAAAGATTATGGGGGGTAGAGCATCAGGTGCAGATCCGTTAGTTAACTTGTTTGAGTTTACTGTTCACAAATTTAAAAAAGCAAGAGGTCGCAAACTTTATTGTGTAGAGTGTCACGACATTATGTGCAAGATTGGTGAGGTTGTTGTTGTTGGTGGTGTAAGAAGATCAGCGCTGATTAGTCTATCTAATCTAGGGGATGATCAAATGAGACACGCTAAAGCAGGAGAATGGTGGAACGCAAATGGACAAAGAGCATTAGCAAACAACTCTATTGCGTATAAAGGCAAGCCAGACATGGATACTTACATGAGAGAATGGTTAGCTTTGTACGAGTCAAAGTCTGGGGAACGGGGCATGTTTAATAGGCAGGCTGCTGACAAACAGGTCGCAAAGAATGGCAGGAGAGAAGTTGGACACATGTGGGGAACGAACCCATGTTCAGAGATTATACTTCGACCTTACCAGTTTTGTAATCTTTCAGAGGTTGTAGTTAGACAGACAGATGATTTACAAACTTTACGTAGCAAAGTAAGAGTTGCAACGATGCTAGGAACATTTCAGTCTACCTTAACTGATCTTAAATATTTACGAAAAATATGGAAAAACAACACAGAAGAAGAAAGGTTACTTGGTGTTTCCTTGACAGGTATTATGGATCATGGTATCCTATCTAGGACAGTTGATTCTAAAGTTTGGTTACAAGAGATGAAACAAGTTGCAATAGATACAAACAAACAATACGCAAAAGCAATAGGTATACCACAATCAACGGCAATTACTTGTGTTAAGCCTAGTGGAACAGTATCACAACTTGTAGATGCGTCTTCTGGTATTCATGCAAGACACAACGATTTTTTTATACGAACAGTTAGAGGTGATAACAAAGATCCGCTAACAGAGTTTATGAAACAAGAAGGCATACCTAACGAACCTGACATTACAAAGCCAGATAGTGTAACTGTTTTTTCTTTTCCAATGCAATCTCCAAGTGGTGCAATTACCCGAACTGAAATGAGTGCAGTTGAACAACTTGAGTTGTGGAAATTGTATGCAGACTTGTGGTGTGAACACAAGCCATCTGTTACTATCTCTGTAAAGGAGAAAGAGTGGATGGAAGTGGGTGCTTGGATGTACAAGAATTTTGATATAGCTTCAGGGGTTTCCTTTCTACCCTTTAGTGATCATACATACAAACAAGCACCATACCAAGATATAGATGTTGATGAGTATAATGAGTGGAAGAGTATTGTTCCCCCGACTTTAGACTGGGATAAGTTTTCTTCTTACGAAAAAGAGGATAATACAAGTGGATCTCGAGAACTTGCGTGTACTGCAGATGCCTGTGAAGTTGTGGATTTGGGTGCATCGTAAATGATTATTGAGATACCGATTAGTGACGATCACATGATCCGTGCGAGGGAAAAAGCTTCCACGATGGGTATTCTTCAGGGAAGTATTACAGGTGGCTCTAGTAACGTTGTAGGGGCGATAGGTGAGGTGATTGTTGCTGATAGTATTAAGGCGAAAGAAATAAATACATACGATTATGATCTAGTTAAAGAAGGTAAACGGATAGATGTTAAAACAAAACGTTGCAACACAAAACCTATGCCTAATTACGATTGTTCTGTAGCGTTACACGGAACGGAACAAGATTGTGATGCGTATGTGTTTGTTCGTATACTATGTGATTTACGTAAAGCTTGGATTCTTGGGGGGATTTCTAAAAAAGATTTTTACAGTAAAGCTACCTTGTATAGAAAAGGTCAAGTAGACCCTGATAATGGGTTTGTTTTTAAGGCGGATTGTTATAATTTAAAAATAGGTGAACTGGATTCAGTTTATGAAATCAAGTAAAGTAAAAGCAAAATTGTTTTCGCTAGAAGCGTATTTAAATAAAGATGGGAATGTTGAAATGAACTACGAAGCAGTGAGACCTGAAGATTTAGAAAAAGAATTAAATTCGGGATTGCCCATGTATACAGGCACAAGTCAAGTTGCATCATTGTTGAGATACTTACGAAAGTGTGGAGATGATATTATGAGTGGGTCAAGGAACTATATATGAAAGAACACAAAGTTAATGCTTTGGATAATTTTATTTGTGGGTGGTACATTGACCCCCAAGTTGCAGATGATTTAGTTAAATATTTTTATAAGAATGTAAAGAAAACTGTACAGGGTCAAACTGGTGGGGGTATACAAAAAATATACAAAGACTCAACTGATTTGCCTATACAGACAAACACAAACAAAGACAAAGAAATAATGGAGTATTATTATGCTCTTAATAAATGTGTAGAAAAATATAAAGAAAAATATCGTTATTGTGATTTAAATCACGCTAAATGGGAGATGGATACGGGTTGGAACATACAGAAGTATGAACCAATGCAGGGTTTTCATAAGTATCATTGTGAACGTTGTAGTAGCGATTATTTAAGTAGTGCGTGTAGACATTTAGTTTTTATGACGTATTTAAATGATGTAAATGATGGTGGGGAAACACATTTTTATTATCAAGATGTAAAAATTAAACCAGAAAAAGGTTTGACACTTATATGGGGTGCTGATTGGACATTTACACATAAAGGTATATTTTCAAAAACAGAAACAAAATATATAGCAACAGGTTGGTTATCTTATGTTACTGAATCCAAATGAAGAAACATTTACACACGAAAATTTATTAACGCATTACATACAAATATTTCCACAAATGCTTAATAAAGAGACTTGTGATTACGTCATAAAACAAATGCAATTAAAAACTGTTAATTATGAACAGCATACATTTTATAATAGTGTGTCAAATACAAATGATAAAAGATCAGCC